TCCGTGTCATCGGCCAGGGTGGTGGTGGTGTTGCGGCTTTCGTTGCTGGGCTTGATGTAGTACTTGGGCACCATCGATTGCAGCAGGTCCGCGGTGACCAGATCACCGACGGCCAGGCTCGGATAGAAGGTGGCAGCTACGGCGGTCACTGGTTGTCCCTTCCGATGTAGAACGCATCCCGTACCTGGACGACGGTCAGCGCGTCATGCGCCAGCACCTCGCCGTTCACCGAACGGGTCACCGAGGAAAACGTCTGCGGACTGGTGGCGCCGGCGATGCTGCCCACGGACATCTCCTCCCCACCGATCATGATCTCTATCGGGAAGGTCGGCGAGCTCGAGCCTGTACGCCACAGCAGGCCGGTACTGGTGGTCACGGTGAAGCTGGTGGCGCCGCTGGTCAGCGAAGAGGTCAGGAACGAGCTCGAGGCGGCCAGGCGCGCGCGGGCGAGGTCCGAGCCGGACAGGTCGTTCAGGCTGCGGTACGGGCCGTAGGGCTGGGTGTTCCAGGTGATGCCGTGCCCGCGGTTCTGCAAGTTCTCCGCGTAGCCGATCATCAACAGTTCCACGCCGTCCGGCGGTAGCTGCGCCGGCAGGTTGACCAGACGCAGCGCATCGCCCAGGTCGGCATCCAGGATGTCCGCGTCCAGCAGGGTATCGGCCACGATCACCGAACGCTCCCGGCGCACGGTCACGCTCGGATAGCGCAACTCGTCCCACGTGCCCAGGAACACCTCTTCCTGGGCGAGCGCGGGAAGACGATCGTCGTCAGAGGCGATCCGGGTGACCGGGCCGGGATCGAAGGTGCCGATGCCGTTCTGATCGGTGGACGGCTCGTTGACGTTCAGGGTGCCGCTGGTCCGCACGTACCGCGCCGACCCACCGGTGCCGTTCTGCACGGTCACGTCATTGCGGGCCAGGTACAGGTCGTCGCGGGGCACCAGTGGCGAGGACAGGTGATTCTGCGCGTAGTCGAGTTCCACGCACTCCCGGTTGATCAGGGAGTTGTGCAGCCGGAGCGTGAGCCCGAACTTGTCACGCGGCGCGTAGATGAGGCCGCGGTCCAGGTTGGCGCATTCGGTGATCAGCGCCACGAACGACTGCGACGTCTGCGGCCCGCACGGCTCCCCCACGCCCGGCTCGAAATCGCCGCTGTAGGTGCGCCCGACGATCCAGTACGGGACGCCCTGCTCCCGGCACAGCCGGGCGAAACGGTCCTCGGCGCGTTCGTCCACGTAGGCGTTGGTGCTGCCGATGAACGCCGAGCCTTCCCAGTCCACGTCCTCGCGCATGGTGGCCACGTGCGCGATCCACCAGCCGGACTTGCCGGTGAACGCGGGCGAGATCCAGTTCTTGCTGCGTCCGACGGTGCCGGCGTAGTTGCCACTCACCCCGAACAGGTTGGCCCCGCCGATCGGATACCAGGCCCACTCGTAATCGACGTTGCCGCCGTTCTGGGTGAGCATCACCCGCATGGCCAGCGGCTGATCCGGCTCACCGCCGGTGCCGAACGCGACGGTGGTGGACAGCAAGCTCGTTCCGGAACTGTTGGTGATGTCCAGCTTGTACGTGGCGGTGCTGACCGTGATGGCCACCCGGTAGGTGGTGCCGGCCACCAGATAGAAGTTGATCAGGTTCACGTCGGCCCCCGGTACCGACGGGGCCCGGAAGTACAACAGCAGGGTGACCACGCCGGTGGATGAGGTGGTCGAGATCGCCAGTCCACCGCCCGACGCCTTGCCGGCGTCGGAGGAGAACGTCAGTACGCCGGTGGTGCCGGGGAAATCCTCGTCCGTGCCGAACGCGGCGTTGCTCATGGTGCCGTACGTGCCGACCGCTGGGCTGGGCGTGGTGGCCTGGCTGCCATTCTCCATCGGCCAGTAGCCGTCCAGCGTGCCGCTGGTGCCGGTCGACGTGTTCGAGAAGCGGATGAGGTTGCGGTAGACCGCCGATTGCAGCGATTTCGCGCCCTGCTGCAATCGGCTCAGGATGTCGTACGGGGTCATCTGGCCGAAGATGTCGGTGCCGGAAACGTCCCACTCCTGCGGCAGGTCACCCAGTTCGCCCCAGAATCGGTAGTTCTGTTTGGTGATCTCCGCGCTGCCGCGCAACACCCAGGTGTTCGCGGTGGCCAACCCGTCCGACCACGAGGTAGTGCCGGCCGTCTGCGCGGTGGCGTTCATGTCGGCCACCAGGGTGCCGCCGATGCCGGAGTACACCTGGGCCCGGTAGATGCGGCCCACGAACGGATTGGTGATCTCCTCACCGCCGATGGAGAACTGATTTCGGCCGTACGTGCCGCTGGTGGCGGTGCTGAGCTGGATGGCGCCCACGAACAGGGCCGCGCCGCCGGAGTAGATGGATGTGGTGGGCGTGCTGCCCGCCGTCGAGCCCAGTTGCGTCCAGCTACCGCTGATGGTGTCGGCGGTGTAGAAGGTCAACGTCCAGCCGCCGCCGCCGTTGTTGACGTCCAGGGTCACCCGGAACGCCTGCCGGCGCAACGCGCTCACGGTGGCGGTGGAGATCACGTCATGCGCGCCGGCCGAGGTTCCGTCGGTGGACCACCGGAAGCGCAGATAGCCCATGCGGTCCAGCCAGAACAGCCAGGAGCGGTCCGCGCTGCCCGTGTTGTACTTGCTGGCCAGCACCATGCCGTGCCCGCCGCGCAGATTGTCGGGACGGCAGTCGACGCGGATGTCGATGTCGCCGGTGATGTCGAGGACGGCCTTGTCCGCCGTGCCCGCGCGGGCTCCGTCGTAGTTGCCGTCACTGTCGGAGTAGTCGTTCATCCACAGCCAGGGCGTGGCCTCGGTGAGCGACACCCGGTACTGCGTGTTGCGTCCGATGACCTTGTAGTTGACGGACGACGGCGACCGGTTGGAGAAGAAGTAGTCGCGGTTGTTCGCTGTGAACGTGGCGCTTCCGGGGGCCAGTGCGCTCTGCTGGCCGGAGAAGCCGCGGGTGATGTTGACGTCGGCCGCGTCACGGGTGTAGGCGGTGATGTCGGTCCAGGTGCCGCCGATCAACATCTCTTGCTTGATCGGCAGGACGCTTTGCGGGAACGGCATGGCCTACCGCCCGTAGGCGGTCTGGACGTTCCCGCCGTACTGATTGAGCACCATCTTGCGCATGGGGTCCGCGATAGCTTTTGCGATGACCATGCCGTCCACCACCAGGTTGATCACCATGCTGCCCCCGTTCCCGCTTCCCGCCTGGCTGATCATGCGCGCCGAGTCCGCATTCGAGTAAACCTGTGAGCCAGGTGCCGCGTTGATCAGCTCCGGGCCGCGCTCACCCACCAGGGTGAGACCACCTCGCGCACCGCCGCTGGCCGCGGTGCCGACTACTCCGCCGAACGCGTGACCGACAGCGCCGATGGCCTGCAACGCGCGGGTCACTTCGTGGATCTTCGCCCACACGTTGTCAAAGATCACGCGTAGATGCACGTTCACATACTTGTGATCCGGCACCTTGTTGAGACTTCTGACAACCCCGCCGGCCCAACTGTCGAATTGGCTCGCCGCGTGGTTCAGCTTCGGGCCGAGCCCGGGGATCCAGCCGAACGCCTTGGCCATGGCGTGGATGGAGACGCCAACGAAGCTGAGAATGGTCTGCGTCAGCGCGACGAACAGGCCTCGCACTGTCGAGTACATGTCCATGAAGCCGCCGACCAGCCAGCCGATGGCGCGGATCAGGAACTCGACGACGCGCAGCAGGTCGTTGAAGAACGTGTCGGCGTCGTCGGCGTGCGCGCTGATCTCGTTAAAGAAGTCCCCGAGGGCGTCACCGATACCGGGCAGCCGATCGGCCAGGGTCTGGATGAGCGGCGCGCCGGCCTCCGCGGCGCGGATGATCGCGGGCAGTACGTTCTGCAACAGTCCGATGATGCCGTTGCCCAGTTGGCCGGCGATCGGGCCGAGCACCTGGCCGAGATGTTCGATCAGCGGGGTGAGTTGCCGGAACAGTCCGACGATGCCGCCGTCACCGCCGTTGCTGGGTGCGATGAATTCCTCGAGCGGTCCCTTGAAGTTCTCCCCGAACGAGGTGAAGACACTCTTGGCCTGCTCTTTCAGGCTGTTCAGGGCGCCCTTGATCCGGGGATCACTGAGCGCGGCGACGATGCCGATGCCGATGGCTCCGCCGGACAAGGCGGTCAGTACGGCGGCACCGAGGGCCGCGGCCAGGGTGGGCGCGAGTACACCGACGGCGAAGGTGATCAGTGCGCCCTTGAGCACGGTGCTGATGATGTCGCCGGAGAACACCGAGGAGATGCCGGTGGACAGGCCACCTTCGAACCAACCGGATATCTTGTCCTGCACGCCGGCGCCGAATGACGCCAGCTTCTGTAGCAGTGACTGTTTGTCGACGTCCACCTCGACGTGGATGGTCTCCCGGTTGCTGACGTGTTCGCGCCCGTGATCGTCGACACTCACCCGGTCGTTGACGCTGACTCTGATCTTCTCGCTGATCCGGTCGGAGATGTGCTTGCCAATGGTGTCGCCGATCATGTCCCCGGTGTGCGCGTAGCCGCCGCCGCTGCTGGTGGCAGCCTGCGCGTCACGCTGGAGACGTTCGGTGACCTTCTCGTTGATGTTGATGGCGATGGTTTCGCCCAGGTCCTTGGCCTCGGCGCGGATCTTGTCGAAGACGACCTTGGTGTCGTTGACTGCCTTGACATGAATGACGATCTCATTCGGCATCGCCGTCTTCCCTCCTTCCGCGTCGCAGGATCTCCAGGTAGCCGATGGCGGTCGCGTCCATGGCCTCTATCTCCTCCGGAAGCTTGTGCCACCGGTCGGCAAGTCCGATGATCAGCTCCGCGCGGGCCAGCTCTTCCGGTTTGGTCAGAGTGCTTCCATCGGGAAGTCGGGCGCCGGGACCGACGGCAGCCCAGAGGTCGAGCCTTTTCCCGCGTTCCGCCCCACCGACAGCATGGCGTCCACCCAGGCCAGGATGATCGGATACGCGTGGTCGATCTCCAGAGAGAGAACACCTTCCAGGCTGGTGGGGATCGGCTTGTCTTCGTCGTCCTCGAGGTTCCAGGAGATCAGCTTGTCGGCGAACAGGCTGAGCAGGTCGCGGGTCTGGGCGATGCCGGACCCCTTGCGCATGGCGCTGGTCTCGTCCTCGAGGTCCAGCAGTACACCGAGTGACACCGACTTGGCCTTGACCTCGAGGCCGGCATAGTCCTCGTCATCGAACTTCAGGATGAGCACGCGACTGTTGAGCTTCACCGGATCACGGCCATAGTCTCGTGCGGGCAAGTCCCCGCGTTGACGCGCCGTCCGTGATTGCAGTTCATGCAGAGCACCTCAAAGCCTGGTGGGTAGTTGTTCTTTCGCAGCCAGGAGATGAACCCTCCGCCGCCCGTCTCTCTTCGATGCGCTCCGCCTCCGCCGTTGATGTGTTCAAACGTAAGAAACGGCAGCATGTCTTCACCGCAGCATGCGCATGATGGCTCTGCGGTAGGACTGTATCGGCGCAATGCCTCGATCCGACGAGCGCGCGCAGCAGCGTTAACGACATCTCGGTTTGCTGCCGTCCATGCATTGTTCTTGATGTTGCGACATGACTTGCATGTTGCCGCGACGCCACCTATACACCCCCTCGCCGGATAGAAGTTATCGAACGGCTTCCTGACTCCACATACACGGCAGACCTTCATGGAAGTAGGTTACTCCACGAGGGTCAATGACCTACGCCCAGGTAGGTGTCGTGCCGTCGGCGAGCACACCGGGCGCCGTGTAGGTCAGTTCACCGGACGCCGCGCGGGTCAGGTTGTAGTCGGTGAACAGCATCTCCATGGCCAGCGTTTGGCCGCTGATGGTGTTGGTGACCGTGCGGTTGACGCTGGTGGACGGCACCGTTTTGAAGGTGTCGTGGCTCATGTTGGCCGCGTCGTTGAACACGCCGTTGAGGTTCACCGTGCCGTCGGCCAGCAACAGGAGCCGCTCGTAGGCACTCTTGTCCAGGCCGGTCACGTCCTGGACACCACGCGGCGTGGCGAACGTGAAGTTGGTGATGTCGTTCTTGATGGCGTTGGCCGATCCGGAGGAGTTGTCCACGCTCAGCGTGGTCCACCCGAGGCCTGTTTCTTTTGCCATGATATGTCCATTTCTCTAGACCTGGTGGTGAGGCGGGATGTACGCCTCCGGACCGCGCTCGCCAACGATGTACGGACTGTCCACGGACGCGCGCGGTAGTCCCGGCAGGAATTCCGGCTTCACCTTGTCCAGGCCGGTCACCTCGGCGCCCGCCGGCTCGTCGGAGAACCACATCTCCAGCGTGATGACGCTCTGCTGTGCAGCACGCCGGATCTCGTACGCCATCACGTCCCGATGGTCAATGCCCCTACGCGCGAGATAGCGCATGACCAGCGCATCCGTCTCGCTCGTGCCCAAAGGCGTGTTTCTCTTTGTCATGCTCACCCCCTCTGCTTCTGATCGCGGAGATTGTCGAGATGCTCACCCAGGTCATCGCGCCAGTCCTCGGCGCGGTGGAACAGCACGCGCTGCCCGGTCGGATTGCCCCGGTGGTCCCCGCCCCGCATGAGCATCACGGGAGGCCGGCCCAACGGAAGGCGATGCCGATCCGCCCGCGCGCACATCTGACCAGCCGGGAACAGGAAGGTGAGCTCGTTCGGGCCGGTCACCTGTTCGGTGTAGCGCAGGCCACTCATGGCGCGGATCCACGTCGCCGCGTTCCGCCCGTCCTGACTGCTCAGATCCAGCCGTGACTTCCAGCCGTTCAGATACCGAGGACAGTCCACCTCGGCGCAGGTGGCGCGGCGCCAGTGCGTGGTCAGCGGTTGCTTGATCACGTGTGACTTGTACATCTGCGGCGGCATGGCCGGCTCGATCCGGAACGGCTGCATCTAGAACACCACCGTCGTTGCATTTCGCACGGCCAGCACGGCGAACGTGGCCGCGGAGAACGTGCCGGACGAGACGGCGCGCAGGTAGCGGCGCACGGTTCCGGTGACCGCGATGCGCTGGGCGCTGACCGTGCCGGCCAGGACGGCGGAGAACGCTCCGCCGGTCAGCGCCGCAAACGAGGCGTTGTCCGCGCTGTCCTCGATCGTCACCGTCACGCTGGTGCCGGCCACCGTGTTGCAGGCCAGGTAGAACTGGGCGCCGTTGGAGGATGAGGCCGCACCGTCGAGACTGCTGCCGTTGGTGGCCGTGGTGTCCGTGCGCATCCACGCGGTGAGCTGGTCGCCCCACTCGAGGCCGTAGCCGTCGGACTGGACGGTGGTGGCGAACGACAGCGCTCCGTCTTGTCCGCGGGTTCCGTTGTAATCCACCTGCAACGACAGGCAGGCCGCACCTGGGGACCCGATGGCCGCGCCGCGTCCGTAGAGGGCGATCACGTCCGTGCGGGGCAGTGCGGACAGGACGGGGTGGGAGCGGCCGGCCGCCTTGTTGAACCAAGATGCAAATTGCATTCCGCCGTTGCGCAGTCCACCCAGGCGTTCATAGGCAGACTTCGTGATGTCGGTGACGTCGAGCGGCGCCGGCCCGCCATTGATCTGCTGGATGCTGCCGATGTCGCCGGACAGGTCGTAGCCGCCGACGGAGAAGTGATCACCGAGGCCTGTCTGTTTTGCCATGCTATGCCACCTGTGTCCACGCGTCGGCAATGATCATCGGTACGGTAATCGTCATGATCCGGTACAGGCCGGAGCCCTGCCCGCCGATCTGCACGTAGCCCGCCTCCGCGCGCAGGCTCTCCCCGCCGATGCCCAGCAGATCGATGGCCTCCACCAGGCCGGCCAGGGTGAACTCCCCGGTATAGGAGCGCATGAGATCGTCGGTGGCCGCCAGCATGTTCGGGTCGATCTGGTCTGCCTCGTCCGGCGTCGAGCGCAGCATGTTGTCGTAGATCCGTACCTGCATGACCAGGTACGCGCTGGTCGCGGCCAGGCCGGACGACTGCGCGTGCGGTAACAGCGCTTGCGCCCAGACAGAGCAGGTCAGCCCATTGGCGGGCGGACTCTTCGGCTCACTGGCATTGACCTTGTCAAACCTGCCCGTCAACTGGGCGTGCGACACCAGCGCATCCACGATGGCCTGCATGTCGATGCTCACGCGTTCATCGCCTCGCACATCTCACGGATGATCGGCGCCGCAATGTTCACTGCCCGGTCCTGGATCGCCCGCGTCGTCTTCCGCATGATCGAGTAGCCCTTGAAGCGGGTGTGCGGGAAGTTCCGGGACCCCACACCCTCGAGCCATGGGCCGTACACCACGCCGGAATCGTGGATCACGTGCTGACTGCCCATGTCCCGGTTCACGATGTGCCGCTCGTAGTAGCCGGTGGGGCGCCTGAAGTACTGGCGTTGCAGGATGTGCACGCGCCGTTCCGCCTCGGCTGCGATGCGATCTTGCGCCTTGTGCAGGTACACCTTCGCCACGAACGGCTCACCGGGCGAGAAGAACGTACCGCGGACGTCAGCCACCCCAGATCACCCCGAGCCACAACCAGCCGACGAAGAACGCCAGTCCGATGATGGCCGGGCTGATGGCGATCACGAACAGGATCAGCAGGGTTTTGACCACGCTGTCGCCGGTCACGCCGCACCGACCCGTACCCGGCCGTGCGCGGCGATGAGATCCTTGACGATGGCGTCCAGGCCGCGGCCGGCCGCCTCCATCTGGTTGTCCCCGGCGCCGACCACGCGGCCGTACGCGCTCTTGGACTGCTCCAGGTCCACCAGCGCGTAGGCGAGAGCCGCTTCCTTGACCAGCGCCGGGGGGTCATTGGCCAGGATGGTCGCGGCGTCGCTGTGACTGGCCGCAGTCGATCCGGTGGCACCGCGCTCCACCAGCAGCAGGCGCGGCGCGTACACGACATCACTGGTGGAGTGCGCGGAGAGCTGGCTGCCCAGCTCGGCACGGCGCACGGTCAGCACGTTGCCTGCGATCCGCTCGATGAACATCCGCTCCGCGCCGGTCTGGATGAACTCACCCTCGTGCAACAGCGTGCCGTCCGCGACGGTGATCGACCGGGTGGCCGCTGAGGCGTCCGCGTTCGCGCCCAGCGTGGTGACCGAGGTGGTGAACGTCTTGCCGACCACGTTGATGCGCTCGGTGCCGATGGTCAGCAGGTCCCCCACGCCGACCAGCGACGAGTCGGAGACGGTGAGGATGGTGGCGCTGCTGGTGATCGATCCTGCCAGCGACCCCGCCGCGCGGGTGGTGTTCGATGCGCCCTGCTCGCCGGCCAGCACCATGCCGCGATCGTCCGAGGAGAATCCCGCGGAGGATGTGTTGATCAGCTTCAGCGACGTGTACGGCGGTCCGTCGTCCGGGCGCAGGAAGAAATCGGTGTCCTCGACCAGCTCCACGCCGTCCACGGTGAAACTGGAAACGGAAATCATTTCCAGGTAGTCCGCATCCAGCCAGAGCACAGGCCCGGTGACGCAGCGCTGTTCCGGGTAGCGGGTACAGGTGGTGGGGTAGAAGCGGCGGTGCGTCGCCGCTTCTACCTGCTGGGCGCCGGTCCGGATGGCGGCATCGATGCGCGCATTGGTGCGGTACGTGTCCGCTTGCGCCAGTGCTGCCTGCACCTGCTCACGGGTGCAGTAGGCAATGCCCGTCATCCTCGGCTGCTTTCTGCGAGGTCGTACTTGTGAAGTTGACCGGATCTTAACTGATCAAAGCCGGATTGCCGTACAGGTCGAAGATCTCCCCGCCGAACGTGCAATGCACCGTGCCCGGTGTGCGCCCCGGATCGAGCGGATAGTCATGGTTCGGGCACACCGTGATCGGCGTGGTCAGGAACAGCCGAAGGTCCTCGACGTTCTGCTGGTAGATGGACAGCAGACTGTTCCAGCCGTTGCCGGTCACCGGCGGCGTGGCCGCGTCCGGTTCGGTCGCCCCCGTGATGACCGCGGTCACGTCCATGTTGCCGGTCGCGTTGTGGATGACCACGGCCGCGCCGGTCATGGCTGCGGACACGGACAGCGTCCCCTGCCCACCGGGGTTGACCGTGGCCGCGCCGGCCACGGTGGCCGTGACCGCGCGATCCCCGGACGCGTAATGATCCACAGACGCTGCGCCGGCCAGGGTGGCGGTGACCGCGCGGTCACCGGTGGCGTCCACGTCGTTGGTCAGCGCGTAGCTGAAACCGGGCGGGTCGTCCGCGTCCACGGTGGTGCCGGTGATGGCGGACTGATCCCCGCCGCCGCCCGTGTCGTCCGTGACGCTGGTGGCCGTGGACGCCTGATTCAGCCGGACCATCCAGCCGGGAGTGGCGCCGAACGCGTCGGCCGCGGCCAGGGTGAACGCGGCCTCGACGGCGGCGTCGTTCATCGCGGAGGTGTAGGTGGCCACCATCGCGATCGATCCGCGCCAGCCGTTCGCACTGCCGTTCTGGCTGCCCAGATAGATCGTGTCGATCGGCCCGGTGCCGTCCGCCACCGTTGCCGAGTTGTCGGTGTGCGACCAGGCACCCGACAGGTCCCACACGTGGATGCGGGGTGCGACGCTGCCGGATGCCTTGGTCATCACGTACCAGCGCCACGATGTGGACAGGCCGGACACGCCGTTGCCGAAATCGTTCTCCGCGAAGAGTTTGGCCCCGCCGTTGTTCGACGTGAGGAAACCCCAGATGGCAGTGCCGGTCTTGCGCGCGTCGATCAGCCAGCCGGTGTAGCCGGCCACGCTGGCTGACTTGGCCAGCACGGCGACGGTGATCGGGCCCTGGTCCGGCGGGGCGTTGCCGGGCGAGAAGGTGATGCTGTCGGTGCCGCCGCTGGTGTCGAATTGCCGGCTCACGGCAGGATCCCTACGCCGCGATCGGCGTGAAGCTGATGGTGTGGCTGGTGAGGTTGAACGTGTCGCCGTTGCTGACGGCCTTGCTCGCGGTCAGCGCGTACGAGTACAGGAAGTTGCCGGACGTGGACGCGTCCCATACGCCCACGTGGCTGATCGTCTCGCTGCCCGCGGCCCACGACGTCCATGACGGCAGCGTGGTGGTGATCGCCTTACTGCCCGCGGATGCGGCCGACCACGTGAACACCTTGCGGGTGGTTTCCGCACTGGCGTTGCTGGTGCCTGCCGAACCGGGATCGCCAGTGTACAACTTCGCATACGTGTTGGTGGGTGCGCTGAAGGCGGTACCGGCCAGCATGTCGAGGTACTTGTTGGCCAGGTTGACGGCGTGCAGGCCTGCGGTCACCGGGCACTCCGCCGTGTGGCCTTCTTGGGCGCATCGGCAGCCTTGATGACCTCGGCCTCGCCGGTGATGGTCAGCTTGCCGACCACGCCCTCACCGTCACGAGCGAAACCCTCGCGCTCGTAGAGCTCCACCAGGCGCCGGTCATCGTCGGTGGCGGTACCGTCGTCGATCCGCTTCGCGCGCGTCTCGTAATCCTGCGCTGTCATCTTCATGGTCTACTCCTTCATGGTCCGGCCGGCAGGGCCTCCCCCTCGAATACCCTGCCGGCCGGACTGTCACGCAGCGACGAGTGTGGCGCCGGTAGTCAGCGGAACCCAGGTCACGCCGATGGTGACGGCACCGTTCGCGGACGCGGGCAGGATCTCCACCTGGCCGGTGGTGATCACCCAGTTGATGTCACTACGACCACCGCGCAGGAACTTCGGCGCGGTAAGCGTCGTCCCGTTGGTGTCCAGCCCCACCACGGAACCGACGGCGGTGTCCGTGGTGCCCAGGTCGGTCGCGGTGACCAGAGTCTGGGTGTCGCCGGTGGTGGGGTTCTGCTGGAGCGCCACCGTGCCCGCGTCGGTGGAGATGGCCGTGGTCACCTTGAGCCACACCGACGTGATCATGACCTCTCCGCCGGCCACCGTGAAGACGGGGATGG